TAGATACTCAGTCCATGAATAATTATGAGTAAGTATGAAGAGTATTTAAATGATAAGGAACACCGAGAGCAATTAGAACACAGGGACGTGCTCTTGGCAATCGGTGTTCTTTTAAAAAGAAAAGAAGGAAGAGAATTTTTTAAGTATATGTTCAAGAATTTAGATGTATGTTGTGTACCTGAAGAAGGTTTAGAAGGAAGCATGTTACATAATTATCTAGGATTTTTAAGAGCAGGAAATTCGATTTATAAACTGGCATGTGAAGCTGACTATGAAGAAGCTGCTTTACTGCTAACAGAAATAGAAAGGAAGAAGTATGACGACCTCTGTAGAGAACACGAAGCAAACACCAACGACTAACAATTCAGGTTACGTACCTGCTGATGGTATTCCATCTCCTGATGAAATTCCTGCACCAGAAGCGACACCTGAAAAAACTGTTATTCAAGACATGTATTCTAATGAAGAAGATGAAAAACCTGAAGACAAAAAACCAGAAGACGAAAAGCCTGAAGATGATGCTGAAGAAAAACCAATTGAAAATCCTGCTACTGGTTACGATGATGAAATAGATCCTGCGAAAAAACCAGAAGACGAAAAACCTGAAGACAAAAAACCAGAAGATAAAGATGCTCCAGTAGAACTTACTAAAGAAGACGTTGATAAAGCTCTTGGTGAGTTAGGGGAAGGTTATAATGTTGAAGGTATTTCTAAGCTTGCTATTGATAGTAAATTTACAAAAGAGCAGATAGAAGCTTATGTGTCATTTGCTAAAGAAAGTGATCAACAAATGATTGCAGACAACCAAGAAAGAATAAGTCAACAAAAGAGTAGCTGGAAACAAGAATTAAAAGATGACAAGGAATTTTCAGGTGAAAGTGGAGAAAATTATCTTAAATCAGTTAACCAAGTTGAGAAGGTATTAGAGAATCTTATGCCAAATACAAAAAATAAGTTGACGGATGGTAAGAAAATGTTGCCTCCTTATATTATGAAAGATATACTAAATGTATATCGAACGATGAATCCTTCGAGTAAGTTGGTGAATGGCGAAGCTAGTACACCTGTAAAGAAGGATAAGAATAATTTTTTAGATGAACTATATGAATAAGTCATAGAATCATGGAGGTTTAAATGGCAGCACTAGGAGTAGAACTCGTAACACTTGCGGACGTTGCGAAGAGTAAAAATAAAGAAATTGGTAAAGTAGCGGAAGTTCTAGTTAAGCATAACCCCATGTTAAATGATGTTCCATACCAAGAAATGAATGAAGGTACTTCTCACAAGGAAGATATTCGTTCAGCTCTACCAGCAGTTTATTACCGTAAAGCAAATCAGCCAATTCCGGCAAGTAAGTCAACAATCGAAGAAAGAACTTTCACAGCTTCTCACTTTGAATCTAAATCACAAATCGATGTAGCAGTAGCTAAACGTGGTGGTGCAGATAGAATCGCTTACAACAGATGGAACCAAGCACAAGGTCATTTACAAGCACATGCTCAAGAGCTTGCTGATTTAATGATTTATGGTTCACCATCAACTGCTAACAGAAAGTCAGCAGGATTTTTCGACATTTATTCAACACTTGCTACTAGTGAAGAAACTAGTAATCAAATTGTTGATGGTGCAGGAACTGGAACTGATAATACTTCAATTCTTAAAGTTCATTGGGGTGAGAGATCTATTTTTGGAGTTTACCCAAAAGGTACAACTTCAGGTCTTACTCGTGAAGATAAATCAAAAGGTGGAAAAGAAGTTCAAATTCATGGAACAGATGAGAATGGTAATGCAGGAACATTCTGGGGATATGAAGAAGACTTCATGACTGATCATGGTCTAGTTGTAAAAGATTATAGACAAGCAGTAAGAATTGCAAACATCGATACTTCTAACTTAGTTACTGGTACAGATGCTGCTGATCTTATCGATCTAATGATTTCTGCTAACTATAAGATCGATGATCTTAACAACGGTAAGGGTTGTTGGTATGTAAATAGAACTATTGAAGCTCATTTACACAAGCAAGCACTTACTAAAGTTGGAGCTGGTTCAGGATTAAGTTTTGAAAACTTTGAAGGTAAGCAAATTCTTACTTTCCTTGGTGATCCAATCAGAAGAATGGATGCTTTATTAAACACTGAAGCTAGAGTAGTTGCTTAATATAAAATAATTTCGGAGGAAATAGTTATGAATTATGATATTGAAAACCAACTGTCTGTAGAACAAGCATTTACTGCTACAGCAGTTTCTACTAATTCTTACAAGAAGCAAAGTGCTGCTCAAGATATTAGTATAGGTCGTAGAATGGCTTTATTAGTTCTACCAACGGTTGCTGCTGGTGCAGGATCAACACACGTACTTGAATGTATTCAAGCTGACAATGCTGCTCTAACGAGTAATGTTGAAGTGTTAGGATCTGTTACTAAGTTAGCTGCTGCATTAACATTATCTGACAGAATTGAAATTCCAATTCCTCAAGGTGTTATGACTAAACAGTACATCGGATTTAGAGACACTATTTCAGGTGGAACAGAGACTGTTACTTTAGATGTTTATCTTGTACCACAAGACGAAATAACTAAGTACAAGTCGTTTGTTAAAATTAACAAAGCAATAGTTTAATACATAAGCTCAGGGTGACTTAAAACTTATCCTGAGCTTTTTTACTAAGAAGGAAGAAACGAATGAACGAAGAAAATAACGACATGCCTATACAACCTGCAATGCCAGCTCCTGTTAATTCTCCAGGTCAATCTCTCGGTGGTGAAAACTTCGCAGAGATACCAAAAGAACTTGAAGTATCTAATGAGCTTAAAGTTGATGCTGGTCAAAAAGATGGACCTGAGATTGTAGATCCGTCAAAAAATGATAGTGTTATAGATGTAAAACATATTTCTGAATCAGGAATTAAAGTAGTAGCATCTAGAAAAGGTTTTTATAATCAGAGTCGTATCTTTCCAGGTCAAGAATTTATAGTTAGTTGCTTCAATGATCTTGGTGAATGGATGAATTGTAAAGATCCTTTAGTAGAAAAAAAGCGTCAAGAATTTTTTAAAAATAAAAAGGCGAGAAAGTAACATTCGCCTTTAATGAATTAAAGGTGGAATAATGTCTACATCAAAGACTAAAATTTATAACTTAGCATTATCAGCTTTACTACTAGGTAAAGAATTAAGCAATGTTGAAACAGATGAGTCCAACGAAGTGAGAATTTTAAATACTCATTGGGAGTCAGCTTATGAATCAACATTACAGGATTTAGATCTTGATTCTTTATCAAATCCTGTAGCACTTGAAATGATTGCAAATTTAACTAGTGATACAAGTTTCAATTGGGACTATGTTTATAAATATCCTAGTAAGTGTATCTTTTTAAGAAGACTTAGATCAGGTGCTGTAGTTGATACAAGATACACCCACATATCAAAACGAACAGGAATTTACTTAGGACAAAGTGCAATCTTCACAAATGAAGTAAGTGCTGTAGGAGAATGTATTACTGATGATACACCTATTACAGCATTGAGTCCTATGGCCGCTTTAGCTGTCGCTTATAAGCTCGCATCATTATCTGCACCACTTATTGTAGGTAAAGGTGCTCAACGTCTTAAAAAAGATTTAGAAGAAAGTTACAAGATGTTTAAAGGTGAAGCTCAAGAGTTTGATGCTCGTGAAAATTTCAACTATGAATCTGATGCACAGAGATCAGAGTTTGTTGCTGTAAGGACTTCTTAATGAGTATTAAATATCAATTAAGTTTTTCTTCAGGTGAAATAGATCCTATTCTTCATGATAGAGTTACACTTGAAAAATTTAAAAACGGTTTAGCTACTGCACGTAATATTGTAGTTGGTAAAACTGGTACTCTATTGTCACGTTTCCCAAGAGCACATTTTGTTAAAGCTAAAAATGATGGAGAATCAATTAAACTTTTCTCTCCACCTAACTCGAATATTTTATTAGAGTGGGGAAATTTATACGTTAGAACTTATAATTTCTCAACTGGTGCTGCTGTCTTGGTTAATGAAGTAGTTCATACATTCACTGAATCTGATTTAGCTAGTATGCATTTTGCTTCTGCTGGAAAATATGTTTATGTTTTTGTAAAAGGTTCGACTATGTTGAAGTTCCTTTTCGATGATGCAACACCAGCTCTAGTTTCTTCTTCAGATATATTTGATATTCCAGTTGCTCCAACTTCGTTAAGTATTGCTGCTACTGGAACACCTGATGGTTATGCTAGAGATTATTTAGTAACTGTTGTTAGAAACGGTGAAGAGTCTTTGAGTGTTGAAAATACTTCAGGTACATATAAAAAACCTACAGCTTCAACAATGAATAATGTTATTACTGTCACAGTTGATGCTGATCCTGCAAACATAGACTTATACAGAGAGATAAGAGTTTATTCACGTCCTAACGGTGGTGGTGCTTACGGACTCTTAGGTGCAGCTACAGGGTTCTTCACAGGTGGTGGAGCACTTAAATGTAGTTTCATTGATCTAGGACAAAATGCAGATTTTACAAATGGAATACAAGGTGTAATTACTAGTAGTGGTTTAGAGTCTGATGATTTAATTAATATGCATCCTAAAACAGGAGCTGTCTATCAGCAACGTTTACTTATTGCAAATCTTGATGAAGATGAAGAAGCAATTTTAGCTGGAAGACCTGGATTTCAAAATAACTTTTACAGAGATTATCCTTACGATGCTGACTCAGCTTTAAAGTTTAAGTCAGGTACTTCAGGTAAAGCTTCAGTACTTAGAATAATTGAGAATGATGGCCTGATCGTTTTCACTAATGTTGGAGTATTCATAAGTGTTGGTTCACTTAGTATAAATAACATTGCACTTGAGAAAAAAGGACCGTGGGTTATAAAAGAATCTATACCACCACTTTCAGTTCCAGGTGGAGTTTTCTTCGTAGATAAAAATACGAATGAAGTTAAACAATTAATTTATTCTCAAGATATTTTAACTTATCAAGTTTTAGAGCAATCTATATTTAGTGCTCACTTATTTAAAAATAAAACAATAGAGTCTTGGTCATTCCAAGATGGTGTAGCTCCTTTGATAATTGTTATATTTTCAGATGGAAGTTTTGCTACATATACTTACAACTTTGAACATCAAATGAAAGCATGGACTCGTCATGATTCTGCTTACCCTGTTGAGCAAGTTGAAGGTACTGCAATTTCTGATTCATCATTTTTTGTAACGAATAAAAGTGGAGATAGATACATAGAGATAAGTTTACCAAGATATGTTTCTCCAGATGTTCAGAGTTCAAATACTGAGTATGATAAACTTTCACCTAATGCTTTCATGGATGCAATCAAATCTACTTCTAATTTATTAAATGATAGTTTAGTTGGAAGTGATGTTTTTGAACTAGCAGTAACCGTTGCTGATGATTGGGAGTCTCCATTAACTTTAACATGTGGAACTTCAGGTTTATTTCCTGCTGTAGGACTTGGAGAAGTAGGAACAATATTTAGATATTTTGATCCAAGTGATAGAACAACTGTAGATCTAGAAGTAACTGCAAGAACAAGTGATGATGAAGTAACAGTTCTTCCTAGTGCTGAATTTCCTTCAGCTAATGCTAGTGGTTTTAGAATGTATGAAACATTTGATACTATCACAGGTCTAGATCATCTTGAAGGTGAGAACGTAGCTATCATGTTAGATGGGTATGTTAAAAACTCTCCATTTAATGATGTTGAAAGATATACTGCTGTAACTGTTTCAGGTGGAAGCATAACTCTTCCTAACGGAGATCGTGGAGCAATCATAATAGTAGGTCGTCCAATAATTGCTGACATTAGAACACTAAATATTAGTACAGTTGAACAGTATCCAGTATTAATAGAATCATTAACAGTTAACAAATTATACATAAGAGTAAATGAAACTAGAGGACTTTATATTGGTAACACTTATCCTGAAGAAGCTTTAGGACAAGTAGATGGAAATAGTGTTAACGGAATGGAAGACTTAGATGACTTTGATGTTCCAGTTGGTACAGGGATTATTGGTAACAGATACAAAGAACCTCAAACTAAAAGAATTGAAAAAACATTACCTGGAAGTTGGGACTCAAACGGAGAAATCTCGATGAGACAAGTTGATCCTGTTCACTTTGAAATACTTTCCATAATTCCAGATATAGAAATAATGTCAAGGAGTAATCGATGAGTGCAATGGCTTTTGCAGGTTTAGCAGCTTTCCAAGTTGCAAGTGGGTATTTTGCTTCACAGAATATAAAAGAGACTGCTAAATTAAATAAAGATATAGCAGATATGAATGCTGAGTTTGCTGAGTTAGATGCTTACGAAGCTAGAACTGAAGGTTACAGTGAGATTGCAAAATATCAAAAAGTAATCGATCAAACTTTGAGTGAACAAAAAGCTGGATTAATTGCAGCAGATGTTGATGTTAATTATGGATCAGCAGCAGACATTCAAACTGAAACATTATTTATAAGTGAATTAAATAAGATGGAACTAGAAAAGCAAGCTGAAGAAAGTGCTTTAGGTTATAAGAATCAAGCTAGAGAGTATCGAGTTTCAGGTACTCTTGGTTATGCTAGAGGGGTTCAAGAATCAGGAGCTGCTATGACTAGAGGGATTGTTCAAGGTGTACAAAGTGGAGCAAAGGCTTACTCTAAGTTTTCATCAGGATATTAAGGATAAATTATGTCAGTAAATGTACCAAGATTAAAGAGTATTTCAGGTCAATCTAAATCCGTAAAAGGAACTAGAATTAATATGAAAGCTCGCAGTAGTGCTGACTTAATTCAAGCTAACACTAATGCAGTTACAGATGTTGTAGAAACTGGTGCGAAACTTCATGAGCAATATGAAGATAAAAAAGTTGATCAGATAACATCACAGATGGAACAAGATTACACACCTTGGATGGAGTCTCAACTAGGAAGCATTAAACAAAAGAATCAAGGTGATCCTACAGGTGCTTATGTTGAACTAGATAAAGCTGAAGAAGAAAGAGTTAATAAATATTATGAAGGTCACGAAGATTTAAGTGAGAATGTAAAAGCTCGTTTGAAATCGAACATGGGATCTATAAGAAATAAAAATAGATTATCAGTTTTAAAACAGCGTGGTGCTCAAGTAGCAACTTATGAAAATAATTTATATGAAGCAGACTTAAAATTAAAAGGTAGTGGACTAGTTGGAGCATCTGGGAATATTAGACAAGGTGAAGAAGGTACTTACCTTCCTTTCGCAATGGGTGTCAGTGACATTAAAACTAGTATTGTTAAAAATGCAGTTAGTAGAGGTGGAGCAACATTACTAGATGAGAAAGATAAATCAACTGGTAAAGATATTCACACAGACTTTGATGGGAAGAGATATAAGATAACATCTCCAATGGTTAAAGTTAGAATTGCCAAAGAGTTAAGTAATGGAATAACTAACTCAATTGAAGCAATGATGGACACTCCAGGGCAGCTAAAGGTAGCTGAAGAGTTAATGGAGAGATACAAGTCTACAATCGATCCTGAGAATGCAGCTAAATTAGAGAAGCAATTTGGTAAGGTTGTAGCTAAAACAAATGCTAGAAACTTAGTAGATAGTATTCAAGGACTTCCTGAAGATAAGCAAATAGAAAAGATTTCTAAACTTGAAAGCTCTGAAGAAAAACAATTAGCACTTAACATGCAATCATCTATTCAAACTAAAATGAAGCAGATGAAAGAACGTTCTCAAGATGTAAATTATGATGCAGCTTATGTTCAAGTTGAAAAACTAAGACAAGCTGGACAACTTTACGGAATATCTGAAATAGAAAATGATCCTGTGATTTCTAAGGTATGGGATAAAATGTCTGATAAACAACAACAAGTTTTAAAAGAGAAGATAAATTCTCCTACTAAATCAGATCCTAACCAGATAGGTAAAGTGAATGATTTCCTGCTTACTGGAGATCTTTCAAGTATATCAGCTTCTAAGTTTGAAGAGATGATGGTAGGTCTTGATGAGTCCGATAAAGATAGATCACGTACTAGATTTTTAAAACGTAAAGAGAATAAAGGTAAGAGTGGAAGTTCAGCAAAACAAAGTGAATCTTATAACTACGCTCATAAACTTTTAACAGGTAGACTTTTCAACGAAGGTTTAATTAAGAAAGAGAAGTTTGGGAAAGGTCCACAAAAATCTGACATGAAAAAATATGGTACGGCCACTGATGGCTTAATTGATTTCTTAGATTCTCATGACGTAGATAGTAGCTCAAGTAGGAAAGAAATAAGTGATTATGTACAAGAATATATAGTAAAGCAAAAGAAAGCTAAACTCTTTGGTGGTGGAGGATGGTTTAATTTTAGTGATGACGATGAAGAAGTAGAAGCACCTACCAAAGAACTTAATGACTTTAAAACTGATCCTTTAGCAGGTTTAGATAGTGGAAGAATATTTAAACTTCAAAGGGAATACAAATTAAAGAACAAACTAAAGAAAGCTCCACAAAGAAATGATGTAGGGTTTTTAAATTTTGTTCAAGGTAAGAAATAATGAACGACAATTTTTCAAGCGAACAAACTGATCCTGAAGTAGCAGAGATATTAAGGTTAACACCTGATGTGTCACCTGCTGAGTCTGTTAAAACTATTCAACGTGCTGAACGTTACGACATGAACCCTGATGAATATGGTGGAATGAGTAAAGAATTAAATCCTGAAGCAGAGATTGAAGAACGTACACCTGCTTCAGTTAGTAGACCTGTTAAAAACTACATGAGTAAATCAGCTAACCATGCAAATGCTGTAAAAGATGAAGTTGGTATTTTAGAAACTATGTCTCAACAAGCTAAACATGTTTGGTATAACCTTACTGAAAAGCAAGATTTAGAAACTGAAATTCAAGAGTTAAATAACAGAGATAGAATAAGTGAAAAAGGTCTTGAAGAACACGAGTACGAATACTTAGATAATTTATATGATGCTCAAAGAGATGAGATAGCTGAGTTTGGTCTTAGTGATTACGAACAAATTCCTGGACAAGTTGCTGGAGTTGTTAACGACATGGTCCGAGCTGTAGCTAACAATAAAAAGTTAGTCGTTGCTGGAGCTGCTGCTGGTTTCTTAACTCCGCTTCCAGGTGGTACTGCTGCTGGTGCAGGTTATGGTGTAACTGCTGCTATGGGATGGGACGCTTATAACAGAGTGACTGATTCTACTTACGGTGAAATGAGAAGAATGAGAGATGAGAACGGTGAGAGACTTAATCTTTCTCGTGATACTATGGAAAATATTTCAATGTCCGTAGGAGTTGTGTCAGGTGCTCTTGAAGCATTCACTGGTAAAGTTCTTACAGGTGGTTTAAAAAAGTTAACAGGTAAAAAAGCAACTACAGAGATAGTAAAAAATATAGCCTTAAGAACTAAGTTAGATGCTCTAGGTGCAGTTACCAAGACAGCAATTACTAGTGGTGGTGAAGAAGTTAGTGCAGAGTTAGTCGCTATGGTAGGTGAGAATTTTGCTAGAGGTTCTAAAGATGAAGCTGGATTAATAAATGCAATTGAAGCAACTTATCAAGACGTAGCAAATAACCCTGAAGCTCGTAAGAGACTAGGCATGACTGCAATAGTTGGAGTTGCAGCAGGTGGAACAATTGCAGGAGCTACAGCTATACCTGCTCTTGGTAAAGCTAAAAAATCTTATGAAGTAAATAACGAATCAATTCTTCTACACCGTAAAAAGTTAGACACTGTTGATCAAGCTATGAAAACTTTAACAGCTCAAGAAGATTTTATGAATCTTGCTAAAACTTCAGTTGATACGGACATTAAAGCTAATAGTCCTGCTGAATTAAGTCAAATGCGAAAAGAGATGTTTAAGGAAGCAGGTTACGAAGGGAAAGTTTTCTTCAACGAAGCTGACATGACAATTATTGAAGGTGTTAATCCTGAGCTTGCTGCAAAGATTAAATCACTAGATATGTCTGAGTCTGTAGCTGGTGAGACAAGTGCTCCAATAGGGATTGAACCGCATGAGTTTCTAGACTTAATTGAGGAAGCTCCTAGTGTGTCTGAGTATGCTAGAATGAACCCAGATGCTCCAAACCCTTTAGAGTCTAAAAATATGTTAGAAGCATTACAAGATGCTCAAACTAAAAGAGAAGAAATATTCAGCTCGTTAGAAGATGGACAAGAATTATCACCTGAACAAATTGTTACCCTTGAAGAAATAGCATTAGGAGTTGATGAGACTGTCTCTAAGCGTGGAGTAACTGAATACATTGATGAGACTAAAACATTCACTGAAGCTGTAGAGAGTATTGTACCTAAAGAAGAAGCTGCAAGATTTAACGAGTCTCAAATAAAAGTAAGAGAAGCTGTAGCTGAAGAACTCATTGAAGACTTTAACACTAAAGAACAACGTGTTGAAGATAGAGTAGTTAGAGCTAATGAGAAGATACAAAAAGAATTACAACTTAAAGAAAATAAAGTTGCTCTAGAAACTGTAGAGAAGTTTAAAGGACCAAAGAAAGGTAAGGGAGTTGAAGGACATAAGTTCTCAGGTTACTCTCCTTTGGCTATTGATCCAGCTTCTCTACCAGATGCACTACGAGAAGCTTATATAAACGATCCTAAATTAAAGAAGAACAAAGCATTCGTTGAGGGTGGAATAACTGCTGATGATGCTGCTGCACTTTCAGGATTTGATTCTAGTGAAGAGTTACTTAAAACTCTAGCTAATGCTCCTACTAAAGCTGAACTATTAGCGATAAGAAAAAAGAAATCTGAAAGCTTAAGAAAGCAAGTTAAGAAAAGTAGAAATGTAAATAAGTCTGAAAGATTAGATAAAGTGTTTGATGATCTAAGTATGTTACACCGTGAAGAGATGAAACTGATGAAGTCAAAAGAATGGCCATCAACTAAACTAGGTGTGAGAAAGATTGCATTAAAATTACCCAATGTTGCAGAGATTAATACGAAAGCAAAAAGTATTGTAAATAGAACTAAAGTAGATAACGTAAGTCCTAAACAATTTGCTGCTGGAGAAAAGAGTCTTCAGAAAAAAGCAGTTGGACATATTCTTAAAAACGAAGTTGAACAAGCATTCGTTACTAAAGAAAAAGCAATGTTAAATTCTGAGTTAACTAGAGAGTCACTGAGAGCAAGAAAGAATATTGACTCAGCTAGAGAGTTCGTTAAAAAATTAACAAGTAAAAAAGGAATGGATAATCTTAAAGCTGCTAAACTAGACGGTAAAGCTAATGAGTTATTAAGTCTCTTTAACTTAAATAAAACCCCTAATGCTAAAGGTATTAACCAAGATAACTATTTTAATTACATAAAACAACTAGACGCTAAAGGTGAACAAATAATAGTTCCTGAAAGCTTATCTGATATTAGACAACGTGGTGAAGACTTAACAGTTGAACAATACTTAAGAGTTACAGATAGATTGAAAACTCTAAACCACCAAGCGAAAATAAAGAACAAGTTTTTAAGAAGACAATCTAAAAGAGATAAAGCTAATAAGATTGCTACAATAGAGTCGGTAGCTGTAGCAGGTGTGGAAGATCTTATGAATCATCCTACATTTGATTCGAGTCCTGATCTTGTACTTAATAAGAATTCTAAGAACTTTCAACAAAACGTAAGTGAAACTTTCCAGTTCGGTAAATCATTATTTGCTAACTTAAAGAACGTTGCAAACGAATTAGATCAAGAGAATCTTTTAGGAATGCATGATGAGAATATCGCTCAACCAATGGTTAAAGCTGAGACTAAAAAACGTGGAGATACATTAAACGTAGTTAATCAGATTAAGAAAATATCGAATGACTATAATTCTAAAGATTTTAAAGCAGCGTTTAATGAGTTTATAGAAATTCCTGAGTTTGTAGGTTACGCAGAATTAGGTAATGGTGCTATGGCGAAATCAGATCTATGGAGACTTTTCTCTTATCTTGGTGACGCTACAGCTAAAGAACGTTTCAAGAATTTTAAGAATGCTAAAGGTGAACCGATGAGTGTAGAGACTATTACGAAAGTTTTAGAAACTCACTTAGATGAAAGAGATGCAAAACTTGCACAGAATTTTACAAATATCTTTAAAAGCTTTGAGCAAGAAGCATTCGATTTACACTTAAGAACTACAGGTGTTGAACCAACAATGGTTAAAGGAACTCCTATAGAGTTTAAAGGTAAAATGTATGATGGTGGTTATGTTCCACTTGATTAC